CTTCTGGTGTAAACGACACAACAGCTTTTGGTGTAAACGACAAATTATCCCCTCCTTTTGTTGGGTACTTTTCTTTAGCCCACCCGAATGTTTTTCCACTGGACGGGTAGCCTTGGTTGCAAGCGTGGCATTTGCCGAAGCCCTCAGTGTTGTAACTAAAGGCATCGGAAGAGCCACACGTTTCATATGGACAGGGTTGGTGTGCATGTTCAGCCATGTGGCTCTCTCCTTGGGTTAAAGGGGAAGTTCTGGTTGATCTTCATCATCAGGGCCGGAGAAGGTTTCAAGCCAAGATGTGTAGTATTCAATTTCTTCTTCAGTCATACCTTTGACAAACTCTGCCCACTTTTTCATTAACCACTTTTCGCCTTTGTTCTGAGACTCAAAAAGGTAACGTGCGAGGCGCTGCTCACTTTCAGCCAGTTGAAGTTTCTTTAGGATAACCTTAGTTAAAGAGCCTTTGTCACACATGGCTAAGAGGACAGCAGGGATTTGATTACGGTAAGTATCTTGATAAGGTCGCATAAGATCGTCGTTAAACCGAAAAGACAGTTCCACACGTTCTTTAGCTTCTTTTTGACAACGGTAGCTTGAGCCAGAGCGACGAGCCTGTTGCAACTTCTCCTTGAACTCTACGATACCATTATTCTCAGAGCTTGTCTCAAATGTCTGGAATAGTTTTTTTTGTGCTGCGGTTTTCATTAGAATCTCTCCATTGTTTTTTGAATACTTACTACGTTGGTCTCGATCACATCTAGGGTGGGAAGTGATCTTTGTATGACACTAAGTGTCCGTTTGAGGTTATACTCTATATAATCTTCGATCTCAGATTCTGTAAGTTGTTCTACAGATTGGCTCCTGATCTCGTGGAATATAGCAGAGGCAAGTTCTTTTTCTCCTACGCCCCTACCTTGAGTTTTCTCAAACATAAGCATATTGGTAACGACACCAATAAGACTGCTTGCGATCATAGTCGCATTGGCGATAACTGTAGTAGTGTCTGGGTTTTCTGTGTTTACGCCTCCTTTATCTTTGGGCGGTGCATTGGGATTACCAGTATTACTACCAGAGTTGCCAGAGCCACTGTTAGTATTTCCACTGCCACTACCCACACCATTTCCATTGGTGGGTACTTTGTCTTTCTTTTGCTCCTCCTTGTACTTAGCGTATAAGCCACGGGTTGTCCGAACACGAGGGTGTTTGTCTAGCATATCCTGATGTTGCTCAGGAAACTCTGCTGCCCAAATGATAGCTGCCTGATCGTCTTTACTTACGGTATTTCGCAAGTTTGGAAAGTTGCGACTAACCCATTTTCCAAAGTTTTCCTTGCTGCGGCCTTTACGACCCTCAAGTAATTGTCTCCCAAGAACCAGAAGGATTGTCTCACGTTCCTCTTCCTGATTGTCCACGAGAACTTGTAAGGCTTCTCCATGTTCCTCATCCAGTTTAACAAGACTATCAAGCGTAGATTTAATACGACCAATAATCAATACTGCACTATTATGCCCCAGACCTGACGCATCAACATCTTCAGTATGCTCCCTAACTTTCTCATTAAGGTGATCGTAGTAGTCATCGTCGTCCATACTTACGTTCCTTTCTTATGTTATAACTAATAGTAGAAGTAACTAAAGTCATAACTTATGTAAACCCTACACTTACCTATAGGGATACTTTTCTAATTCTTAGACATCACAAATTGTTACAGAACTGACTTTCGTAACTTAGTTAAGGCAGTGTCCTCCCTTCGTGACACCCACTTCTGGTGTTTGTCTAACATATCCGCCACCTCATGTTGTGTCATGTCGCTGTAATAACGTAACTTAAGAACACTCCATTCTTCTGCCGTTAATTCTTCTATCGCCACATTTATGACATATCTTACAAACTCCTTATTCTCATATCTTTCAGTATGATCTTTCTCTGAGCCATTGTGTTCATCACTGTATTGACCAGAGTTAGACGACAAAACAGACTTTAGCCACTTATGACCAACCTCAGACATATTGCCCACCTCACTGTCGTCTATGTCCCGTGTGAGCCTACGGGAAATATTGTGCGCTGGTACTGTAACAGGTAGCACATCAAGGTTAAGGTAATCGTGCATACGCCTCTTAGCTTCCCTGTAGAGGTGCGCTGGATGTACTTCCTCATCGTCAGCCAATATCTCGTAACACTTAAGTACACCCTCTTGTACCATGTCATCACGGTGTGAGGGAGAGTTAAACCTGTTGGCTAACTTCTCGCACATACCTACGATCTCAGGCCCAGTTAAGCTCATACTCTACCTCCAAGTTTTCTAACTCTCGTTGTCTCTTTCGGATTAGATACACAGCTTCCTCTACTGTGACATCCTCAGACTTATCCAAAGCCCTAATGATTTTCTTTAGCTCCTCTTTAGTCATAGCTTGTCCTTACCCTCAAGTTGATTGATACGCATTTGTGCATAACGAATGACCTTCTCAAGGTCTGTGATCTCACACTGAGCCTTACTCATACCCTCGTAGGGCTTGTATCCTGCACGACTGGCATACTTGATGATATTCCCACGCCAGAACTCAAAGCCGTTCTGCATGATGTATGTGATAGGTTCTATTTTCCATCGGGCGTAGTGCTTAGGTTCATTCACGATGTCTGCTGTATGTTCTGCCATTACGTTCCCCTTAAAGTTCTCTTGTTCTGCTATCAACTTTCGCCACTCACTGTTTATCATTACTCTTCCTCCAAACAGAGGCCACACCATGTGTCCTTGCTTGCATTACCACAACTGACACACTTGCGCCACTTGTTAACCTCGTCACGATCTTGTGATGCCTTACGTTCTTCATCACTCATTGGTCTTATCATTGCCTGTCTCCCAGTATAGACCTGTCTTAATTAACGACACAAAGCCCACGTTAAATATGGCTGCAAATGTCTCTGGGTCACACTCTACCTGCAACGTAGCACTGCCATCCTCATGCTCAGTTATTTCAGTTATCTTTACTTCACTCATCTCTCAATGCCACCCATGATATAGGGAACAGGTCTTCCATCTTGAGACTGATGGCCCATGCTACCTCTTGTGTCTCTGCTTGTGTGTCAGGCTTACATCGTAGGTTAGCCATCCTTGCGAAGGCATCTAGTGAACCTGACCAGTACCACTCAGTCATAGTATTTTGGGGTAATACCATACGGGCTTGCTCTTCACACACATTCTGCTTGAGTAGTTCATCGTATAACATAGCCACAATACGCTGAGTGGTCTTGATGTTTACGTCTTTTACCTCACCTTCACTCCCCTGTTTCTTGTCCTTAGATTGTCCACGCCACACTTCAGGCTCATAAAACTCTGGTGTATCAGAGACATATCGACGACTCACTTCGTTCCAACGGAGAAAGGAATGTTTCACAAGTTGCCTAGCGACAAAGATCGGAGCCTTAACTCTAAAGGTAGCAAAGCAATGCCCGAATGGACTGATGTGCTTCTCTCTTGCAAGGTAACGGATCAGATTGGCATCTTTCTCTTTGAGCTTAGGTGGACCCCAAGCATCGTCTTCTAACTCACTCTCTTTAGCGAAACTTACTCTGGCGCTATTGGCGACCGTCAGGTCACTGCCACAGTGGTGAATGTATTTTGCTTCAATCATCTACAGTTACTCCTATACATTCGATTGCTTCCTGCTTGTCGTTGACCATAACCGAAGCATCCTTCAGTGCAGTCTTGCAGAAAGTTTCATTCTCATATGTCCCCAAGTGGTAATACCTTACGCCTTGCTCAGGGACAACGACAAACCATATTAGTATCCATATCGTACCCATCAGAACGGTACCTCATTATTTCCATTGCGGGGGTCATTGAAGTACCCCTTCGCCAGATACTCCAGCCGTGGATCAAGGAGTTCCTCTAGCTCACGGATGATTGACTTGGGACGTATCCCCATCTCTTCCAAGTGTTGCTCAAGTGTCATGTTAAACATTCTCATTTCCCTTCGGGTGCTGTGTAAAAAACGTGTGTGCCAATGCGACCATCTCGGTGGTAACTTTTGGCCCAATATGGTGATAC